GTTCATTGGCCTTCACTGCACGCGCCACATCAGCAAAGCGAGAAGGCTGCGAAATCCGCACATCCGGGTTCGATCCAACCTTTTCAGCCCACTTTCGATCAGTTTCCTCAATCGCTTTTTGGCGTGCGACTTCGGCTTCCTTCAGCTTCGCTTCAAAGGGTGCTGCGGCTTCCTGCCGAACCTTTGCATCATGCTCTTCTTGCGCCTTACGCTGAATCTCGGCCTGTTTTCCTGCAAAGTCATACTTCCGCGACACGTAATCACGGAACGGCAACCGAGCATTGGTAGCTTCTTCAGAGAGCTTGTCAAAGGAATCGGGAAGGAACTGGCCACCAGACAAACGCTGGTATTCCTGCATGGCCCAGCCAACATTGCTAATTCCGGTGCCCAAACGTTGGTCAATCGCTTCCATCGTGAATGTCGGGCTACCAGGGGTGCTACCGGGAGCGCCAGCCACATAACGACCCTGCGGATCGCGCGGCTGTGTGGTTGCTTCCTGCGGTTTATAGTTCGGCGCTTCAGTGGGAACAAATCCGGCAGCGCGTGCGGCTTCATTCTGCGCACGGTAGAAGGCGGCTTGCGCTTCCAAGTTTGCCTTTTCGGTTCCCCAAGTATTCAATGCCGGCGCAATCTCTTTGTCGTAGAATTCCGCGTTAGAACGCTGAGCAATTTCGGCCGCTTCTTTTGCTGCTGCGGCATCCTTCCGTTCTTGCTCTGCTTTTTCAGCTTCTTTCTGTGCAGCCAAGCGCTCTTGTTCGGCTTTTGTGGCTGCTTCCCCTGCAGTCTTCCGTTCTTGTTCCGCGGTAGTCAAGACTCCGGTGAATGCGGTGATCGCTTTTGCATCGAGTGCGGCGATCTGCTCGTCAGTCAATCCGGATTGCTTCAAAATCTCATTCACTGTCGGCATTTTTTGTTCTCTCCCGAAGCGTTAGTATTGCGGTTGCTGGCCCATCGGTGTTGGCTGTGGCGGACTTACCAAAGCTGTTTGCATTTCTTGAATTCCTTGAGAAACTTTCTCAGCACCCGAGGCAAGACGCGGATCAGAAGCAGCCATTTGCTTGGCTGTCTGATACCAACGCGCAAGCAACATCTGCATTGGATTAGCAGGAGCTTGCGAAGGGGGGCCTTGCTGAGGAGCATTTTGATCCGGCGAAGGAGTAGCGCCCTGCGGCGGAGCACCAGCTCCCTGATCGGGAGGCGGTGCACCTTGGTCTTGACCTTGCGGCATGGGTTGAGAGCCTGTAGCCATTACTGAATCTCCTAAGTTGATATCCCCAACGGCAGCATAGCTACCGTTGGGGAAAGGTAACTACGCCTTGATGGCGCTCCGCTTGCCGCGACCCTTGCGACCACGAGCCTTGCGGCCCTTCTTCAGATGGCTAACCTTCACTGCGCTTGCCTTGCGACGCTTTGCCATGGTGTTCCTCCTTGGATGCAAAATAGAAATGGCCCAAGGCCATTTCTGGTCTTGAGCCATTGCTGATTCCCCAAGGAGGGGGGGCATGCCGCTCAAAAGATTCTGTTAGAGCTATAGGCCGAATTTTTTTTCGCGTCAAGTGTTATTTTTACAAAACTGTCTCACCTACATCCAGAATCTTGCGGATTTCCTCTGCTTGAGCATCAGAAATCTTAGTACGCTGTTCAAGGTTTACTCCCTGCACCGATCCTTGGTTGTATTGGACTACCATCTTTCCTGTCGTTTTTGTTGCCTGGAGCAACTCGTTGACTTGCTGAATGTCCGCAGGTAATTCAACGCTTACCTCGGTCTGGTAGTAGTCTTTTTGAACTTTGATTTGGACTGCCATGTCTTCTCCTTAGCTCTCCGTCACAACCGTGCGCGGTTCTCCACCTTGCGCGCCTTTTTGTTTGATCTTGGGTGGTTTTTCTCCCGATGACGGTCGACCACCGCCAGATCCCTTGCCGCCACCACCGCCTTTACCGCCGCCCTTTCCACCGCCACCACCTTCTTCGGGTGGCTGAATTCCAAGCTGTTTCATAAACTGCTGCGCTGCCGCTGCTGCAAGAATCTTCAGTTTCTGCGATTCCAGTTCTTCGTTGAACCACTTCTCATGCTCTGTATTTCCTTTAACTTCGCCGTAGTTTGGAATATCGAGGTTCTTCATCACTGTCGACCAAGAAATCGGCGCACCGCCGCGCTTCAATTGCAGCATCATTAATTGACGTTGCATCTGCGTCACCTTCAACAGCGTGCTAGGCACCGATACCAGCCGAATCTGCTTGGCAAACCAACGTGCACGCGTCAGTTGGTTATAGTGCGACGGATCTTCTGGAAAATTGCCTTGGACCATTTCATCCGGCAAATGGCTTGGCACCAGATCATCGGGATTAAAATCAAAAACTTCGCGCGCAATGTTGTCTGGACCTACATATTCCATGATTCGCTTGACGTTAAACCATTGCAAAATCAGGAATTTCATACGATACCCAACAGCCTTGTTCGCCTTTTCAATGCGCGCGGCAATTCCCTTTGCAATCGGGCCAATGGATTCCAGCATCTTGTCGGCTGTATCGTTGGCAATGTTCATCTTCATGTTTTGAAGATTGCCAAGATCAGTCAGGCCCAATTGCGCCTGTTTGGCCTCTTTCAGATACTTTAAGAACGTGAAGTGCGCTGAATCTACGCGAACAGTATCGGGAAGAATTGACTGAAGAATGTCTCTGGGCTTTCCGTCAACTCCATAGCGCACATCTTGTTCAAAGATGTCAAAATGCTCAATCTTTGCGCCGCCTGTGGCTGTGTGGTCATAGCCAATCGGCGGATTCAAGGTGATCGTAATGACATCATCGATCTTGCGCTCAATTTTGCGCGTTGTTGTTTCGATTGACGCCACATCGCCAACCAAAGAACGTCCCAGCGGTTCCCAAGCCCAATCATCCACGGTGTATTGAATCACAGGAATCTTGCCATCCCAGTCAAAACTGGGTCCGTCGTACAGAGGCCGATCAAGACCGTTGGATGTAATGATGAGCCGCAGGTTGGGATAGACGCGGCAGTCTTCTACCGTTGCCGGCCGCAAGTGCGGCATACCATTGTGCATGCCACCAAAAATCAGTTGGCCAACATAGGGAACCTTGTAGAACCAACTGGTGCCAATGTCGCCCATTGGCAACTCATAACCAGTATTGTTGATTCGCAGATCGCGAACAAATGTATAGCGGATCTCGCAATAGAGGTTGCCAAAGCTGCGATTCGGGCCACCGTAGCGGAATCGTTCGGCGTAATCCATTCGCCGCGCTTGAACTTGTGTCTTGTAGCTACGCGGACCAACAGTTTGAAGTTTTCCCTGAAACAAAGGAAAGCGCCCATGTGCTTCCGCGATTGGCATGTAATCGTAAACGGTGACGGCATAAGCATCCTGTACATCATTGCTTCGAGGAATCTGAACAGGGACTACGTCCAACAAGCCCAAAGCATCGAACACCATTTTGCGTTCGCCGTAGCCGTATTCATCTGCACGCACCTTCGGCCACAAATAACCGATGCCGGTAACACTGGCGTACTGCAATACCTTCAGAATCTGAAAAGGAAAATCCGATTCAAGGTAAACGCATTTCGATACCTTGGTCAGCATTTCTGCCATTTGCTTGAATGAAGGAATATCCGATCCATATCCGGCAATTTCACGGACTTCTGACAAAGTTTCGCAGAATTTCCGAATGTCGTACTTTAGCTCATTGGTGACAAGGGTAGATCGCGACTTATCGCGAAAATGGCATCGAAAATGCGCATATTCGTGCCCAGGTTCTTGTAGCACGTCTGGCCTTCAAGAAAACCTTCACCTTCTGCGATTTGTTCTTCTACCCATCCAGCGCGCTGTTCAGGCAAGGATTCGAAAGATGGTGCCTGCCAAGCTACAGTCTCGAGTTCCATAGATCACCGTTTCCATGCTCGGTGAGTTATTGAGCTATTGCGCATAGTAGGCAAATTTAACTTACACGTCTACGCTAATTTTACATAGCGTAAGTTATGCGCAATCTAGCGACCTTTTTCGTACGCTTCTGCGTGCAGATAGCTTTCACGGCGCATTTTAGTTTTGTCTGGCCGATTGCCATATGCCTCCAAATGTCGGCGTAAAAACTCACGGTTCAAGTTATTTCTCGCATTTGCCATTTGGTGTTGCATGTATCTGCGCAAGGTGTCGCGGATAGGACCCTCGATCATTTCTCGCTGCTCATCTTCCAGTTGGCATTTAAATGCTTCCCACTTACGCATCCGCTCAGACCACGCTTCCGCTTCATGTGCGGTGCTACAAACAATCTTTTCAAAACCATCTGGTGCCGGGAACTGCTCTGGAAGCCCCATACGGACTTCACCGCGTGTTCCGTCATACCAAAACACAATTTTTGTGGTTAATTGCGCGTTCAATCGAGACCTCCCACAGACACCATGTTTGTATTGCACACAGCTTTGCTCATCGGCGGCACTTTCTCCGTTGGCAGCGCGTAGCGCTTTTGTGATCTTTCCGCAAGGATGTCAAAGTCATGCGCAGTAAAGAAAGATTGCGCCGCCGCACGCACGCGATCATCATGCTGGCCACTGCGGTGCTCCATCTTGGAAATTCTGCCAGCCGCTGCATGTCGTTCCAGCGTTTTTAATTCTTCAATCAACCAGCGCGATGCCGGGCGATACCAGCCACCATTTACCGCTTCGGTAAAGCGAGTCATCAGGATTGGCACGCTCCACACGTTTGAAAACCAACCTTGTTTCTTGCCAGCATCGTCTTTGATTTTTTTACTGTCGTAGCGCCGCGGAATGTGATGCCAATGGAACCCCATCAGTTTTAATTGGTGCTGGCATGTATCACCGGGTCTTCCGATCTGTTCCACGCAAAACTTTACAAGCTGCAAATCCGACGACCTGCGCAGAGTTGATTCGGTTCGATACCAGCTCAGCCACCTGGTAGTCATATTCATCACCAAAGCGGTTGCGCGTTACTGATACGCAGGTTCTGTCTTCATCTTCTTTGCCAAGTCCATCAGCCGTATCGATGCCGCAACTGTAGGTGTATCCACGCTTGGGCTCTTCATATACCAAGAGCTTGTCAAAAGTCTCTTGCTCCACATCTTCGTCAAAAGGAAGAAGCGGAACTAAAACCCAGTCATAGCGCTGGCCACGATCTGATTTCCAGCTCACACGGATATGTGCCTTGTCGTAGTCGATCAGTGGTTCTGGCGGCTCAAATCCATCGTCAATAGAATCTCCAGTAATGGCATACGCTTGTACCGGGTTTTTTCTTTCTTTGGTACTTCCACGCACTTCATAGATGTGATCTTCGATTTCTTGAATCGTTTCTACGTCAAACACGCTATCGTGCACACCCGTCAACGCTTCAAAATCATCGGCCGGCATCTGAGCGAGCCAAATTTTTTGGCTGTGGTTTTTGCACGATTTGGCAAAATTGAATTCCCAGAACCACTGCTGCTCCAGCGGCATCCGCCAATCCTTGCCGGCAATCCGTGACAAGAACGGCGTATTGCGGATGTAGGATTCCGCGCGGATCACATGCTTGCGTGTTGCTTCCATCCGCTTCTGATAAAAGCCTTCTGGAACTGGAAACTGACGAATCCAGGCAGCTTCCGGATAAAGATCCGTCGCCATGGGCCATGGAATGAATACCGGGCAAAGATCATGCAGTCCTTTGGGAAAGTCTTCCTTGGCTGCACGCCAGGTTTCAGCCAGCCATCCTGTATTTCCGCCACCAGTGCCTTCAAACACCATAAAAAGGTTGGGAGTAGCATGCGTAGCACGCAACAATCCTTCTTCGATAACCTTTTTGGGCTTTGGAATGTCCGCAAGTTCCGAGACATGAATGCAGTTATGTACTGCAAACTGCTCCGTCTGGAATGAATGATCCGCATGATCAACTTCAACATCCCAGAACTCTTTTCGGAATCCTTCTTCAATATGCGTAATGACGGTATCGACGATTTGGCCTTCATCGTTCATACGAGTCATCAACTGTCCAGCACAAAGGTCTTGAGCCTGCATCCAGCCTGTTGCTGTGTAAATTGCGTGATCAAATGTGCATTCAAGCGGCATATCAACGCCAGCGACCCAAATAATTTTTGTTGGCTCGTCTGTGCGTTCTGTTTTCCACGCCTTCTTTACATGAGCAGCAACATTTTGATGCGTCAAAATTACATCGTTGTCTGTCAAAGTGTCAACGCGTTTTAACGCGCCGTCTGCAAGGCGAATCAGCGTGTCTGGAGCAAGGCACGTTGGCGTCCAACCTTGTGCAATGCCGGTTGCCTGCATACCAGACTGAATCGAGAGAACCGACCCGTTGTCAAAAGCACCCTTCGGCAAGCGCCGCGGCACTAGCCACCAGGGGCATTGGTTGTAGGCAATATCCAAGATGCGCCCAATCAGCTCGGATTTATCTGACTGCACAGAAGCCATCACGGCCTGCGTATGCGGAATGAACAGCATTCTTTGAAGAAACTTCAAAGCGGTTTTTGTGGTAATGCCTACCTGCCGCGCTTTCAGGATCAAGAGACGGATAGCAACTTGCTGCTCGTCGAAATCGGCAATCACAGAATCAAAGACTTCCTGCGATTTTCTGTTTTTAAATTTGAAGATTTCGCCGCCCTCGTTGCAGACATAGGCGTAGCACTCGTCAAAGTAGCCGCTATCGAGGCCACACATGACCTGCTCGTTCTCAATCCAACGCCAAATTTCCTTGCGACGTTTTTCTGTAATGGAGCGAACAAGGGAGATGTAAGAAGATCGCGAGTTCGATTCAATTTTTACAATCGAGTCGATATAGTGTTTAAATTCTTCTACCTGAGCAAACGTATGAGGGGTAGGCATCCACCCCTCACGCGCGGCAAACTTGTC